AGGATAGGCGAGGTACTTATCGATCGTAACTTGAACAACAAAGGCTTGATCCTGTATTGCGTAAAACGTCCTTTGTGTAGGAGTCCACGTGGAAGGATCCGGTCTTGGCTTCTTTTTTACGTTAATATTATCATAGGCATAGGTAAGTACGTTACATAAGTTAATAGAGTTGAGTAAGTCTAGTATATTAAATAACCCTGTCTGAAAGATGTTCTTCTTAGGAGGAGGAGGTGTAGGTCTAGTCGGAGTAGTTGTATATTGTAGTTCTTGTGTTTTAGGGTTGTACCTAGCAGAGGCAACAGGCTGTGTATTAGCGTTACCCCACAGCACTTTATTTATACCAATCTGAAGCTTGGCTATAAGCTTGGCGGCGCCAGTTATTACTTTCTCTAAAGATGCTCCTATGTTTGCCATTAGTTAGTGAAAGTTTGTTTTGATAGGCAATCAGTAGTTAGTCTCGCTTTAACGTTCTTAGCTGTATCACTTAAAATTCCACAAGTATAAATTAGTTCTGGTATCGCTACCTCCGGCTCATTTGCGGTTAACTTTACTAATGCATCACTTAAGTCTTTTACGGCATCTAGCAAATATCCTAACTGTTCTACGGTCGTTACCCCCAGTAAAACAGGTTGTTCAGCTCTATTACCTAACTGTATTACTGCAGAGTTTATAATGGTTTTTTCGTTGGCATCTACAGTAAAGGTAGCGGGGGAGGATATAGCGACACCTTTCTTTCCGAATAGGAATATAAAATCATCTGAGGAGTGGTGCACTACCCTTCCGGATGAAATAATTACTTGATTACCTAGGTATGGAAATTGAGGTTTATACATTATACTGAATTAACTCTTATATCTTGATCCAAAGGGGAAATACTATCAAAGCTAGTAAGTTGTACCTGTATTGGTATAGCAGCTGTAGTGCTTCTCTCAAAGTTTGTATCAAGACTTTTTAAGGTGAAATTATTTGCAATATCGTCAATAACTATTCTCTGTCCGTTAGTCAAGTAGATAGAAGAAGGATCTCTATTAATATCTTCTACAGTAGGAACCCATGCAGTTGGATCTAGTTGCCTACCTTGGCCATTACGTATGATAGTAATTGGATTTCCGATCGATCCGGTTGAAGACCAGTTGTTTTGCGTCCTGTCAGCAGTTGTAGATCCAAACCTAATAGAATTACCCCACCTACCTTCTACTGTAAGATCTCCGACGAACGGCCGTAATGTTTTTATGTTGGGTAATTCATTAAAATATGGATTTAAGGGATAGTTACCGGACTGTGTTACAGAGAGGTTTGAAGGTTGATTTAAATCCGAAGACTGTTCGTAGGTTCTTTGGTTTTGGTTTGAATTCTCGGCTACATCCCCTAAATCAGGAAATGCATTATGATGACTAGCGTTCCAAATATTGAACGGGTTTAGGTAATAATAGTCTTGCTGTCCTTTATTTTCGTTCTGCTTTAAACTAGGTCCTGGGATTAGTATTACTGTCTCTCCTTCTACCGGTAATTGCTTCATAGAAGAATTAATAGGCTTTGCAATAGGGTTACCTCCTGCTTGTAGTGTCCTATCCTGCACTCCTTGTAGTAGCTGGTATTTGATATTGCCTATATCGGTCGGATTATTAAAGTAAGGATCCTTTAACGTACTTCCGGCATAGGTAGGTCCGATAACAACGTGTGTAACTCTAGCCAAAAGGTAAGGAGCTCTTGCCTTAAGTGCTATGTTTATCGCATCATTTAGGTTCTGTACAAAGGAAGGGTTAAGACTTGTTGGCATCTATTTCTGGTAGTTTTTTTAATTCCTCGCTAGAAAGAGGTGTTGTACTTTTTTGAATATCACTAAACAATAATTCAAGATCTTTCTCACTAAATCCTCCGTCAGCATTTTCTGTTGTTTGATTAGCTTTTTGAAGAATCTGGGCTAGTTTAACTAAAGACTCATCGTTCTTGATGTCAGAGTCTAGATAACCTTTAATTAACGGAACTACCATTACAGCATCTCCTGGTTCACTAACCATGTCAACTAGCTGATCAGTCAGGGTTTTTATCTGGTTTTGCTTAGACTTGTGGTTCTTTACAATATCTTTTAATAAGTCAGTATACTTCTTTCCGTCGTAAATTTCAAAATCGAGGCTCATAAGACTATTTAAAATAAATAGCTAGCGTGAGAAAATGTCGATTCTACTTCCTTTTTCCAGATAATCGTTAAGCATCTCTTTATATACCTCTTTTAAAGTCTTAATTACTTTAGTTATAACAGGGGTAGGAGCGTCAGTAATCTCCTTTATGTAGATGAAAAGCGCTTTTTTATTAAAGATATCAATACTCTCTCTACGTTTAAATAATTCCAAAATAGCGTCACCGACTCTAGCTTCTTGCGGTTTTGGGAAAATATCTAATAGATCCTCATCTATCCTCTTAATAAAAAGATCGATAAAAGTATTCTCTTCAAGGAGGTGTGAATCTGAGGATAGAAGTTCGTTGGTAATAGTCTTATCCGTATCTACATCTTCTACTGCCGTTCTACTCTTAAGTCTTTTATAGTTGTTATTGTTATAAACAATAAGGTATCTTTTGGCGATAGTACCGAAATACGAGTAAGCTTTTCCTTTATTCTGATCGTACAGGTGAAGTTTTTCAAGTAAGAAAGCGATAACTTCATGCTTTAATTCATCGATATTATCTACTTCTGTATAATAGAACTTAAAGGTATGTATAATATTTTCTGCTAGCTTGTAAAAAGCATAGTAGATCTTCTCGTTAAAAATCTTATTTCTTTCAACTTGAGAAGTCTCTTTCCTGTAATCTATAATAGCTTGTTGGGTATCCAGAGTAAAGTAGTCGATAGATTTCTTAGGTCTTCTCTTCCTCACTTTACCTGTCTTAGTAAACGTAACCTCTGCTTCTTCGACTTTAAAAATATCTTCTACCATTAACGTTTATTAAATTGATTTAGCGCTTCTTGAATTGCTTTTAAGTTATGAAAAACCGTTTGAAGTTCTCTATCGCTTTCAAGCCAGATCTTATCGTCTAAGTCCTTAAGTGCTTTATCAGATTCACTAATAAGAGCTTGAAGGCTATCAATAAAAACAACTTGATTAATAACAGTAGTTTCTAATTTTTCATTTTTTTTGTATAGGTTAAAAACAACCCACCCAATAACAGTGGCAGCCCATAAAGCCACCATAATCCATCCGAATACCATATTAAAGATTTTTTAATGCGTTTAATAAATTAGGGTTTCCTTTTCCTATATTAGCTAATTTCTTTGCTTCGGCCTGCTGTTTAAATTGGTTCGGTGTACTAGGCCTAGCTTCCTTTGATTTAGGAGTACCTATCTTACCGCTCCACTCTTTCTCCCATTCTACTCTTGCTGCTAAAATATCGGCTTGATGTAGTATATAAGGAAGAGCTGTCCTTAATTTAGATTCATTCTGACTTGAGAAGAGGTAAGCTTTATTACCATCATCGTAAGGTCCGTCGTGAATCTTAATAGCTACAAATTCGTTAAAAGTCATCTCGATTCCTGCCGATTGCAAAATAAATAGCGAAGCGTCTTGAATAGGAATAAAAGGTAATTCAGTATTAGGCTTATAGATAGCGCCTTGATTCTTTACGTGCCATTCTGAATCATTAGGAATATAAGCAGGCTTACCGTCACGTCCTAGTTTACCTAAGTCGTGATTAAGGGCAGAAAATATAAGCTCTTCCTTTGTAAAGGTATGCATATCTGCGCCAAAGTTAGTCCATACGTCGTATAATGTTATTGCTGCTTCAACTACCCTAATAACATGATCTACATAACCACCTGGAAAGGCGTTATGAAAAGCAGAGCGTGACGAAGCAGGCGCTAAGGCTAAATTCTCTTCCTGGGATTGATATAATCCTAATAACTTAGTAGCACGCGGTTCGGAAATAAATTCATTGATGATTTGATAAAACCTCTGTAAGTTACTCTCTATCTGTTCAGCTGTTAACATAATAATAGTTTATTCCTTAATATAAGGATTAAAATCAGAGAGAACAACTTTTAAGTAAAAAAACTTAAAAAGATTCTTGTTCGGAATTAATAAGAGTCTGTATTTCTTGAATTTTCTCTTTTAAGGAAGTAAGAACTTCTTGGAATTGATTTCTTGTAAAGTTCTGTGAAACTAGAGAATTTAGTCTGTTGATAGAATTATCCAGAGCCTCTAGCTTAGTCGTAACGAGAGTTTTATAACGCATTTTAATAGTTTATTAGTTTCTTAATGTAATTTGCCATATCGACGGAAGTAAGACATCCTTTCTTAACTATCTTACCGCTTATAGATTCATTTAGATTTTCGAAAGTTTCTCCCCTAAATATATAATAACTTGTACTAGCCGATTCTAATATTACAATAGGATATTCTTCTATTTCTAAAAATTCCTCTACCTTATCAGCTAAAGATTCATGTTCATTAGCATCCAGTAGAGTGTACGATACATTACTACTATCTAGTTCTTTTACCAACGTTTCACAATGACTACACCCACGTAGCCCTAAAACCCTTACTTTTACCATAATCTTTTTCTTTTTCTTTCCTTTTTTATTTTCGATTTCTTAAAAAGTAAAATATCTTTTCGATATTAAAAGAAGTTAAGGATTTTTTTTCATATTTCCAACTTCTTACATTCCTTGTGCAGCTCGCTCAAGAGGATCTGAAGGTTTTGTCTTCATAACATAACCTACAGTTTCCGGAATATCTGATTCAAAGCGAGTGGCAGAGGAAGTATCAATTCGATTTAAGATAGATTTCGCCAGCGCTTCGTCAGTATTCAAACGATTCTCAATCTGTGCTATAGCTTTAGGATCAGATACAGGTATGTATTCTCCTACATCTTCTTTATCCATTCCCAACTCTGTAATCTTGATCTTATAATCACTTATACTTTGAGATTCCTTATCTAACTCATAATCAACATCACAACTTACTATCGTCGGAACACCGTCTACCTCTAATTCTTCGTCGCGTACTTCAACATAACCACCTATCTTAGCTTCTGCAACTACGCCCATGCTAGCATTATCTACTTCATCTCCGTTTTGATCATCTTGCTTCTGCATTTCTCTATCAGCGACTGCTTGACCAACGCCTAGAGCTGCAGGATTTACTTCACTTAAATCTCCCCTATTTACAGTCTCGTCTCCTTCTACATCAAACTCTTCAGGAATATCAGTCTTAGAGTAGAC